TGATTGAATAATATTTACGAAAAAATATGAAAACACAACTATTGTGTACATTTACTTCTAAGGATACCTTACAAAAGACTCTACAAGATATTAGAGAGACTTATGTGATAGTATATAACTATATCTACATACTTCAGAACAAAGCTAATTTGGATGAACTGTATGTTACATATAACATCAATACTGAGTTTAAACCTCCACATCCTTTAGAAGATACTATACTAATACACAGAAAAAAAGAGTCAAATACTTTATACACCATTAACGCACTAAACCAATTAGTTAGAGAAGAAAATGGTGGTGTACTAGATAAAACATTTATCATTGATTGGCAAAAATTTAGAAATTCAATAATACTTACAAATACTGACGGTACTAAACGTATTCAAACTCGTATCTTTGAGGTTATCGAATTTAATCAAAAATAAAATAAGAAATGGCAAAATTCACAAGAGAACAAATCGAAGAAGCATTAAATTGCAATGGGTATAAATACTTTACAAGTGATAAAGGATATGATGTTAACATTGTTGGTATCAGAAATTCGGATACATATGGTGAGGTAACAAATAAATTTGATGATACTCTTACAATATCTTACAAAGATTCAGATGGGAAGTGGATTTATAATGAATATAAAGCAACAACTGATCCTGGTTCACATTGGGAAAAGAACTTATTGAACAAAGATGGTGTTGCAATTCTAAAACCAGGTCAATATAGAGGTTCTCATAAAATTGGATTACACCAAGGTAAATATGAGGCACTAAGACAACAAAAACCTGTTAAAGTTTATAGAGATAATAACAAAGATGGTAAATATGATATGATTGAGGAAAATGTACATGAAGGTATATTTGGAATCAATATTCATAAGGCTGGAAAGTTTGTAAATGGTTCAACTCAGATTGATAAATGGTCTGCAGGTTGTCAAGTATTCTCTAAGGAATCGGATTTCAACGAATTTATGGAAATTTGTAGAAAAGCTAGAGATATATGGGGAAACTCTTTCACATATACGTTGATAGAATCTAACGATATTTCGTAAAAAAATAAAAAAGTTATGACAATCACCTTATCAGGACAAATATCGTCGGGTAATATAAGCACAGAGTTTGGTAGAGCATATTCTAGCTATATGTCTATTTGGAATGCTAGAAATGGTAGATATGGTTCTATTAATAGTCAATCTGCAAGACATCCTACAAATGGTATTAGTAAAACTAATAGTGGATATGCATGGTCGGATTGGTATGGATATCAACATAATGCAAGACAAGCTCAAATAGGTCTAAGACAAGAGGAGAGATTTGTTGATGCTGATACCAGAGCTTGGGAATTTAGATACAATGGAACAGCTCTAAGTCAAAACTGGCAATGGGGAACTACAAATCTAAGGGCTTGGTTTTATATTCCGATTGGTAATAGATTAGATGTTTATTTTGATAATAATATTAGTTGGGGTGCAAGTTGGAGACCTGCAACAAGACAAATATATTCAAGCCAAAGAGGATATTTATTAAATGTTAGAGAAAGAGCATCAACTTATAGAAATGTTTCCGGTATTATGGTTCAATCATCAGAGATTATTACTATTTACAATCAAAGTTAAAAAAAGTTATTATGGCAAATCATTATTTTAGAGAAAGAGATTCTTATTTCAAATTAATAGATGAAACACATGAAATAATCTGTGTAACTACTAATTTTACAAACAAATGTATAGCAATGAGCTTTATTGATACTGGTGGATATGATAATATGAAGTCCGCATATAGCGATGGTGGAGCTGATGTTATATCCGAAGAACTCTTTAATGTAAAAAGAGATGAGGTAAAGGATTATATAAATGAAAATCTATAAAAATGGGTAACTGGTTTGTAAAATCTTTTGATAACTACTTTAAGTTTATAGATGATGAATCATCTGTGATTATACTAACATCAGCTAGTTTAGATGAGAGTGGAAGTGATATGGGTATTACCTTTAATCATTTATCAGAAAGTGTACCTAAATATGAAGGTATCAGAGATTCTTTTATATCATCATCTTATTTTACATCATCATATACAGGTTCATCAGAACCAGTACCACAAATTATTAGTGAATCCCTTTGGGAAGAAAAGAAAACAAAATTAAAAAGTTACATAATAAATAGTTTATAAATGAAAATAGTTATAGCGGGTGGAGGTACTGCTGGTTGGTTATCAGCATTATTCCTAGCCAAACAAAATTTACACAGAGATATTCCAGCTTACGATATTACTCTTATAGAGAGTGATGATATTCCAATTATAGGAGCTGGTGAAGGTTCAACTGGAGTACTACAAAAAGTACTCTTATCTACTTTAAGAGAATTGGAAGGATTTGGAGAGCAGGAGTTTTTCGAAAAATGTAATACTACATTTAAATTAGGAATTGATTGTATAGATTGGAATGGTGTAGGTGATAGATTTTTCGAATCATTATCAGGAACTCAAACTTCAGAATGGCCATTAGATAGGGATTTTACCATATGTTCAAAATATGGAAAAGCATCAGAATCTAGTCCTAACGAATATCTTTGGGAAAGGAATCTTACACCATTTTTAAAGAATCAAAATAGTGATAGCTACGAAACTGGATATGCTTATCACTTTGATGCACATAAAGTTGGTGAATGGTTTAAAAAGATTGCATTAGAAAATGGAATAAAATTACAAAAAGGTACAATAACTGATACCAAGTTAAATTCAAAAAATGGTGAATTGGATAACGTAATACTTTCCGATGGAAGTGAAATAGAATCAGATTTTTGGATTGATTGTACTGGATTCAATAGAGTACTAAGTAAAGCAGTTGGTTCAGAATGGGTTTCATATTCAGAATATCTTCCAATCAACTCAGCATTAGTTTATTCACATCAATATAACGAAGGTGAAGAAATATCTCCTGCAACAACTGCTTGGGCAATGCCAAATGGTTGGATGTGGCAAATACCAACACAAGAAAGATTAGGGTGTGGATATTGTTATTCTGATAAGTTTGTATCTGAGGAACAAGCTTTGAAAGAACTACAAGAAGTTACTGGTAGAAAGATAACACCTCTTAGAAACATTAAGTTCGATAGTGGTAGGTTGAAAGAAGTTTGGAAAAAGAATGTACTTTCAATAGGATTATCATCTTCCTTCTTAGAACCATTAGAAGCAACATCAATACACTCATCTATTATTCAGTTAGTACAACTAACACAACATCACTTATCACCTTACAAAGAGGATATGATGAGAGAATCAAACATCAAAGCAAATAACGAACACTTTAATATGATGTTAGATGAGTTCAGAGCTTTGATTCAAATACACTATATTACAAAAAGAGATGATACTCCATTTTGGAAATATGTACATAATGATTTAAAGAGAGACCCATTAGTTGAAAGAATTTTAGAAATATGTGAATATAGAGTTCCCAATGCAAATGATTTTCCACATTATAATGGAGCTGCTAGTTGGGGTGTATTCAATTGGATATTGGCTGGTAATGATTTAATCAGTAAAGATGTATTAGATAAATCTCTAAATACTCATAATTTTGAAAAATCATCTGAACAAGTTTACAAACATATGGTAAAACAATACACATTTGATAGTAAACAACACTTCCCACATACTGAATTTATCAATTGGGCAAAAGATTTTTCAAAAAAACCAAAATAAATTTGGTAATATCAAATTAATTCCTTATATTTGTATTAACAAATGAGGAAAAAAACTTTTTTAAATAAAAATCCAAAAACTTTTGGAATTGTTAAAAACTTTTCGTATATTTGTATAAATAAATGGAGATAGACCCTCTTAAAACTGGGTTTTTTGATATTTATATATGGTGTAGGAAAGACACCAAAATAAAACCATTAAATAAATAAACCTTTAAAATTTAAAAATTATGGCACTAGATTTAAGCGCAATCAGAGGTAGACTGAACAAACTACAAAACACTTCAAACAGAACATCTAATCTATGGAAACCAACACCTGGTAAACACCAAGTGAGAGTAGTTCCTTATAAGTTTTCTCCTGAGAATCCTTTTATTGAATTATTCTTCCATTACAACATCAACAACAAAACGTATTTGTCTCCTTCTTCTTTTGGAAGACCGGACCCTATCGTTGAGTTCGCTGAAAAGTTGAAAAGAATGGGTGATAAAGAAGATTGGAAAGCAGCTAAGAAAATGGAACCGAAATTAAGAACTTTTGTACCTGTACTTGTAAGAGGAGAGGAATCAGAAGGAGTTAAGTTCTGGGGATTCGGAAAGACTGTTTACCAAGAAATCTTAGGTTACATCGCTGATCCTGATTATGGAGATATTACTGACCCTACTAATGGTAGAGACATTACTATCGAATATACATCAGCTGAAGATGCAGGAACTTCTTATCCTGTAACTACTATCCGTGTTAAACCTAATACTACTCCATTAGGAAAAGATGATACGGCAAATCAAAACTTTATTGAAACTCAAACTAATATTACTGATATCTATTCAGAATTATCTTACGATGAGTTAAAATCAGTATTAGAAGGTTGGTTAAACCCAACTGCAGATGAAGCTAATGAGAGTGTATCTCAACAAACACTTTCAACACCTTCAACTAAAGCAGCACCTGCTCCAGTAGCAGCACCTGCGGCAGCTGTAAGTACTGAAGAAAAAAAGAAAATGGATGATGTTGCATCAGCATTTGATGATTTGTTTAACGGATAATATATAATAAATGGCAAAAAAAGAAATGGATTTAGCAGCGGAACTAGCTTCCGAACTAAACAAATATAGTAAAGACCAGAAGGTTGCCTTCTTTTTAGGAGAAGATGACGCACCTACAAATGTAGCTGGGTGGGTATCAACCGGATGTGCTATGTTAGATGTTGCCATTTCGAATCGCCCTTATGGTGGACTTCCTATTGGAAGGATTGCTGAAGTAACTGGTTTAGAACAAAGTGGAAAATCATTAGTATCTGCTCACCTCCTTGCTGAAACACAAAGGCAAGGTGGTGTTGCGGTTCTAATAGATACTGAAACTGCGGTAAGTAGAGAATTTTTAGAAGCAATTGGTGTAGATGTAGCAAAGCTACTTTATGTATCAGCTGATTCAGTAGAACAAATTTTCGAATTTACCGAAACAATCATTGAAAAAGTAAGAACCACACAAAAAGATAAGTTAGTAACAATCGTAGTAGATTCCGTTGCAGCCGCTTCAACTAAAAAAGAGTTAGCAGCTGATTATGATAAGGATGGATACGCTACTGATAAAGCTATTATTATCTCAAAAGCGATGAGAAAGATTACCAATCTAATTGGTAGGCAAAAAATAACCTTAGTATTCACTAATCAATTAAGACAAAAGATGAATGCTATGTTTGGTGACCCTTGGACTACTTCTGGAGGAAAAGCTCTTGCATTCCATGCATCGGTTAGACTTCGTTTGAAGAATATGGGACAAATCAAACAAAAGGTGAACGGTACTGATAAGACAATTGGTATGAAAGTACGTTGTCAGGTTATCAAAAACCGAATGGGACCCCCATTAAGGTCTGCTGATTTTGAAATATTCTTTGATAGAGGAATTGACAATTATGGTTCTTGGTTAAGTGTAATGAAGGAAAATAAATTGTTAAAGCAAGCTGGAGCTTGGTACACTTATGTTGATACGGATACTGGAGAGGAAATAAAATTCCAATCCAAAGACTTTATTGAGATGATGGGAACTAAGGTTGAGTTAAGAGAACAAATCTATAAAAAGATTTGTAATGAAACTATCTTACAATATAAATCAGATTCTACAGATATAGAAGCACATGAGTTAGATACTGCAGGTGCAGAAGTAGTAGATTAAAATAAATAAAAAGTTATGAGCAAATTAAAAGAAATGTTAAAGACATCTGCTTCGGCAGATAAGGCAAAAGCCCTTCTTACATTGGAGTTGTTAGAGAAGCATCCCGCAGGAATCGGAGACCATTCAACCAAAGATTTCTATGAGAACGCAGAATCGGCACTTCAAATGTTAGTTGATGCAGATGATAGATTAGAAGCAATCGAAAAGTATTTCGGTGAATCTAATAATATTAACTACACAACTACAACTACATAATGAAAGGACTCTACAAAGATATCCTCAGCGAAGTAAGTGAGGAACATAAGACTAATCATCTTCGTGAAAGGAATAGTAGGGTTATGATTATTGATGGATTAAACACCTTTATCCGTAGCTGGACAACCAACCCCACAATGAATGAGGATGGTGACCATACGGGTGGGGTGATTGGTTCACTTAAATCTATTGGATATCAAATCAGAGAATTCAATCCAACCCGATGTATCGTTACCTTTGATGGTAAAAATGGTTCACAATCAAGAAAGAAAATCCACGAAGGATATAAAGTTGGTAGAGAAAAGAACCGATTCAGAGTAAACCGTCAATATCAAGGTATGATGGATGAGGAGCAAGAAAGACTTTCTATGAAACAACAATTTGTTTGGTTAAATGATATATTAGATTCACTTCCAGTACAAACAATGATTTATGATGGTATTGAGGCAGATGATACAATCGCTTATCTAACTAAACATACTCAGTATGATTTAGATGGAGAAGTTGTAATTGTTTCAACTGATAAAGATTTTCTTCAATTAGTTTCAGATAATGTAAAAGTGTTTTCACCTACTAAAAAGAAAATGTACAATAGACAAGTTGTATTTGATGAGTTTGGTATATGGCCTGAGAACCTTCTATTATATAGAACATTGGATGGTGATAAATCAGATAACATACCAGGCATCAGAGGATGTGGTATTAAAACTCTTTTAAAGAGGTTTCCTGAACTTTCTGAAGATAGAACTATAACACATGAAGAATTCTTTAAACTATGTGAGGAGAAGCAAGGTAAAATCAAAATGTATGATGATATCTTAAAAGCAAAAGACCAACTCCTTATGAATAAGAGGTTAATGGAATTACATGAACCACATATCCCAACAAATCAGAAGTTGCAAATTTTAGATAGATTCAACGAAAATGATATTGAATTTAAAAAGTTAGATTTCCTTAGAGTAGGTCAGAAATATAAGGTACTCCAAAATTGGAGAGACATAAATGATTGGTTACATTCAACTTTTCATAATATTATTATAAAATAAATTTTGTTAATCCAAATATTTTTCGTATATTTGGAATCAAATAGGTTATAGATGCAAAACACAGATACACTTTCTAAATACGGACAATCTTTTCAAACCAAAGTAATATCAACTTTGATTGCAGATGTACGTTTGTTAGATACCCTTAGTGAAATTATACATCCTAAGTTTTTTGAAGCTGAAGCTAATAAGTGGATTGTTGACGAAATAATCAACTACTATTATGAATTTAAGAAACCACCAACTTTAGATGTATTCAAATCAGAGATATCTAAATTAGATGATAGGGGTTTTCAAAAGAATGTAATAGAACAACTTAAATTTGTTTTTACCAAAGTTGGTGATTCTGACTTAGATTATGTAAAGAAAGAGTTTTCTTCATTTTGTATTAATCAAAACCTTAAAGAAGCAATCGTACAATCTGTTGATTTATTAAAAGCTGGTTCTTATGATAAAATCAAAGACTTAGTAGATAAGGCAATGAAGGTTGGTATTGATTCCGATATGGGGCATGATTATCTATTAGATTTTGAAGAACGAACAACTGAAATTAATAGAAACTCAGTTTCTACTGGATGGAGTTGTATTGATGATGTTATGGATGGTGGTTTAGGACCTGGAGAATTAGGAGTAGCAGTTGCACCATCTGGTGTTGGAAAGACTTGGGTATTGTGTGCATTGGGAGCAGCCGCTGTAAAAGCTGGACTTAATGTGGTACATTACTCATTAGAACTTTCAGAACATTATGTTGGACAACGTTACGATACTGTTTTTACTCAAATTCCATCTACTGATGTGAAGGAAAAGAAAGAAACTGTATTAGAGAAGATATCGAGATTAAAAGGTAAACTTTTAATTAAGTACTATCCACCAAAGGGAGTATCTCCTAAGAAAATAGAAGCACATATTGAAAAGTTATCAGCAGCAGGTAATAAACCCGATTTAATTATTATTGATTATGCCGATTTGTTACTTTCTCATACCAATAAATCAGATTCAACGTATGGTGAACAAGGTGGTGTTTATATTGAACTAAGAGGTATAAGTGGTGAATTGGGTATTCCAATTTGGACAGCATCCCAAACGAATCGTTCAGCAATCGATTCTGAAGTTATTGAAGCAGATAAGATTGCAGATTCTTATGCTAAAGTTATGAACGCTGATTTTATTATGAGTATCAGTAGAAAAGCTAAAGATAAGTTAAACAATACTGCTAGATTTCATATTATGAAAAATAGATTTGGGCCCGATGGAATTACATTTCCATCTAAAATGGATACAAATACAGGTTTTATTGAAGTGTATGATGGTAATTCTTCCGATGGAATTATTACACAAAAGGAATCTGCCGATGGAGGGCAGATGGAAAAAAAGTTACTCCATAAAAAATATGTAGAGAATTTCGGTTAATACTATCAAAATTAGTAAACTCTATAAAAAATATTTTAACAGTCAACTGAAAAGTTGTTGAGAAAATATCAAAAACAAAAAACTATTGAAAATATAGATAGAAACTTAATTTTTTCTAATATATACAATAGTTATACACACCGAACAACGAATAACCTGCGTTCGGTTTTTTAATTTAATTAATTTATAAAAATAAAGCTTATGGCAAATTCACAAGAAATTTTCGAAGAAATTACTGAACTATTCTCTCAATTCGATGAGAATCACAACTCAACTACTAAAAGTGGTAAATCAAGAGCAAGAAAGGCAATTGGTGAAATCAAAAAGTTGGTAACTGATTATAGAAAAGCTTCAGTAGAAGAAAATAAGTAATTAGATAATGGAAGTTATTGAATATCTCAAAAATCATATTAGAACTGATTTGAAACCTTCACCTATTCATGGTATTGGTACATTCGCTCTAAGAGACATAGAAATTGGAGAACCTATTTTTTATTTATGGCCAAACGATAGTAGAGTTTATACTATAAGTTTAGATGAATACGATGAGTTACCAAACTATGTTAAAATGATGATTAAAAAGGGATATGAAAATAAGGCTGAGTATCCAGTTATATGGTTTAGATTATTCAAAGACTGTTACTGGAACTTAGCAAATCCATTAGCATTTACCAACACTGGTGGAGAAAATGCAAACTTTGATTCTTACAAAAGAATCGCAATTAAGAAAATTAAAAAAGGAGAAGAACTTTTAGGAACCTATAAGTTAGAAAATACGATAACATGACATTTGATGAATTAATTGATAACATCACCCAATGGGCTGATGATAAGGGAATACTTGTTTCTGATAATATCCCTCAACAAACTATGAAAGTTATGGAAGAGTTGGGAGAAACGGCAGGAGCAATTTTAAAACATAAAAAAACAGATGAGGTCATCGATGGGATTGGTGATATATTTGTAACAGTTATAATTTTGAGTAAACAATTAGGTTTAGACCCTACCGAATGTTTGGAGCATGCTTGGAATGAAATCAAAGATAGAAAGGGTAAAACAGTAAACGGTACATTTATAAAACAAGAAGAACTATGAGCAACTTTGTAGATACAACAGCGGAAAACGTAAGATTCGTAATTAAAAGAAATGGTGAAAAGGTTTCATTTGAATTGAGTAAAATGAAAAGTGCAATTACTAAAGCTATGAAAAGTATCGATAAGGTAGATGAAGAAATGGTTGAGAAGATTGCAAATAGTAGTGAAATATCTATTTATAGAAATCCAAATCACATTCCTCATGTAGATGAGATTCACGATATAGTGGAAAACAAACTGATGGATAGTGGTTTAAATGATGTAGCAAAAGAATACATCATCTATCGTTCAAAACACCAACCAAATATCTTTAAGAAAAGAGTAAATCTTAAACCTTACGAATATCCTCAGTTAGTAGAATACGTTGATGCTATTAGACACTCATATTGGGTTCATACTGAATTTAACTTTATTTCAGATGTACAAGATTTCAAAGTACATTTAAATGATAAAGAAAGAACTTCAGTTACAAGAGCTATGTTAGCAATCTCACAAATTGAAATCGCTGTTAAATCATTTTGGGGAGATATCTACAAAAAGATGCCAAAACCTGAGATTGGGGCAGTTGGTGCAACTTTCGCTGAATCGGAAGTTAGACACGCTGATGCATATTCTAATCTAATTCAAGTATTAGGATTAAACTCAGAGTTTGAAAATCTTTTACAGGTACCAGGTATCAGAAAAAGAATTAAATATTTAGATAAAACAATGAATGCTAGTAGGTCAATTGAAAACAAAGATTACTTTGAATCAGTTGTTCTATTTTCAATGTTTATCGAAAACGTATCGTTGTTCTCACAATTTTTAGTTATTATGTCTTTCAACAAATACAAAAATGTATTGAAAGGTACTAGTAATGCAGTTGAGGCAACATCAAAAGAAGAAAAGATTCATGCAGAATTTGGATTTGATTTAGTAAATACAATCAAAAAAGAAAATCCAACTTGGTGGACTGATGAATTAAAAGAAGATTTAGTTGATGCAACTTTAGATGCTTACGATGCAGAAGCAGATATAGTTGAATGGATTTTTGAAGAAGGTGATTTGGATTTCCTTACCAAAGAACAAACTTTAGAATTTATTAAACATAGATTCAACGAATCATTAAACGCCATTGGAATTGATAGTGTATTTAGTGTAGATGAAAAGATATTAGAAACTACTGAGTGGTTTGATGATGAAATTCTAACTACAAAACACACCGATTTCTTTAATAAAAGAAGTATAAATTATAGTAAAAAACAAAAGTCAATCACCGAAGATGACTTATTCTAAAACACAGTTACAAATAAAATTATGAACGATAGACAACCATTCGATTGGATTAACGAAGAATCCATAACCTTCCTCAGACGAGGATACCTAAGTGAAGGTGAAGAACCCTTAGATAGAATTAGAATAATCGCAAATCATGCAGAACACCTATTAGGAATCGAAGGGTTTGCTGATAAGTTTTATGGATATATGAGTAAAGGATGGTATTCTTTATCATCACCAGTATGGGCAAACTTTGGTAAACAAAGAGGATTACCTGTAAGTTGTTTTGGTTCAAATGTTGCTGATAATATCGAATCTATTTTATTTACACAAGCTGAAGTTGGTGAAATGAGTAAAATGGGAGGTGGTACTTCTGGTTACTTTGGAAACCTAAGAGGTAGAGGTGCACCAATTACTGATAATGGTAAAGCACCTGGTGCTGTTCACTTTATGAACTTATTCCAAAGTGTTGTTGATAATATTTCACAAGGTTCAACTCGAAGAGGTAGATTCTCACCTTACTTACCAATAGAACATCCAGATATTATGGAGTTCTTAGAAATTGGAACCGAAGGAGCTACAATCCAAGACTTAACTCATGCCGTAACTGTAACTGATGAGTTTATGGAATCTATGATTGCTGGTGATAAAGATAAAAGAGCTGCTTGGGCAAAGGTAATTCAAAGAAGAGGAGAAATCGGATATCCTTATATTATGTTCCATGATACTATGAACAAAAACACTGTTGATGTTTATAAAGATAAGGGAGCAAAAATCTATAATTCAAATTTATGTTCAGAAATAGCACTACATAACTCAGAAGAAGAATCATTTGTATGTGTACTTTCTTCAATGAACGTACTACATTATGATGAGTGGAAAGATAGTGATGCAGTAGAAACTCTAACTTATTTCTTAGATGCAGTTGTAACTGAATTTTGTACTAAAATAGAAGCATATAGAGATAATGGTACTATTGAAGGTAAACGTGCATTTATGTATATGGAAAAAGCTTACAACTTCGCTAAAAGACAAAGAGCATTAGGTTTAGGTGTTTTAGGATGGCATTCACTTTTACAATCTAAAGGATTGGCATTCGATACTAAAGATAGTGCAAAATTAAATGTTGAAGTATTTAAATCTATTAAAGATAAATCATATAAAGCATCCGAAGAGATGGCACAAAAATATGGTGAACCTGAATATTTAGTTGGATATGGTAGAAGAAACGTTACTCTTAATGCAGTAGCACCAACAACTTCATCAGCATTTATATTAGGACAAGTTTCACAATCAATAGAACCAATATGGTCAAATTGTTATGTGAAGGATGTAGCTAAAATGAAAGTAACTATTATGAATCCAATCCTTAAAAAATTACTTATTGAATTAGGTAAAGATACTAAGGCAACTTGGAATAGTATTAAAAAGGCAGATGGTTCAGTACAACATTTGGAATTCTTAACTGATGAACAAAAAGATGTATTTAGAACATTTGCAGAAATTAATCAATCATCTATTATTAATCAAGCAGCAATCAGACAAGATTTCATTGACCAATCACAATCATTGAATATAATGGTTTCACCTGATATGCCAACTAAGACTATTAATAAATTATTGATTGATGCATGGAAGTTAGGAGTAAAAACTCTATACTACCAACACTCAATGAACTCAGCACAAGCATTTGCTAGAAAAAAGATGAGTATTGATGATATGAGTTGTGCAGCTTGTGAAGGATAATAAATTAAAAATTAAACAATAAAGTTATGATAGAATTAAAAAAGTTCGAAGCTGATTGGTGTGGACCTTGCCGAATGCTAAAGCCCACCTTTCAAAAATTAGAAGAAACATTTGGAAATTCAATAAAATTTTCGTATATTAACGTAGATGAAAGCCAAGATGAAGCAGCTAAGTATTCAATTCGTTCAATCCCAGCAGTAGTAATTGTGAAAGATGGAGCAGAAGTGAATAGATTAGTAGGAGTACAATCAGAAATGGCATATAGTAATGCGTTAAACGAACTTTTATAAAGAATGCCAATACTAAGAGGACAGACTCATCCATCTGCAAAGTTAACGGATGAGCAGGTTATACAAATAAGAAGGTTATGGAAAATGGGACATAGAAATGTACGAGTTATGGCTCGTAACAACAAATGTTCCTCAGCCAATATCATTAAGATTGTTAAGAACAAAACTTGGACACATTTAAATGAATTTTGGTCTGGAAGTTTATGATGGAAGAAAAAAAATATTGTGATACTTCCAAACTATCCATTCGTCTTATAACAAAATCGGTAGCAAAAGATATTATTGTAAATAACCATTATAGTGGTTTATGGACAAAGGTATCCTACGCTATTGGATTGTTTACTTCAGATGTTGAAGAACATCCGTTCTTTGATAACGTAGAAGATAAGTTAATTGGGGTAGCTTGTTATGGAGACCCAATTGGTAGAAGTGCTGGACAATCTATATCACCTCTTTTAGAAAGAACCGAAGTATTGGAACTAACCCGATTATTTGTATTTGATGATTATGGTTCAAATATAGAGAGTTGGTTCTTAGGTCAAACATTTAATTGGTTAAAAGAAAATGTACCTCATATAAAAGGATTGATATCTTATTCAGACCCTAAAGAAGGTCATTGTGGTACAATTTACCAAGCAACTAATTGGTTGTATCAAGGTAATAAACTCAGATTTAACGATAGTTGGGATTTTCGTTGGGAAGAAGGTGGTGAATGGCACCATCAGAGAACATCTTATGTTAAATTTGGAACAAATAATCCCAAAGAAATTCAAAAGATAAGTTCATCTACATTTTGGATAAGAAAGAATCCAAGAAAACATAGATATGTGTATATCTTAGCAAAAGGTGGTGTTAGAAGAAAGTTAATGAAAAACATAAAGCACCCATTATTCCCATATCCAAAGGAAAATGAACAATTTGTAGAAGAAATAATAAAAATGGAACCAATAAATTTGGTAGTTTAAAAATAAATTTGTATATTAGTGTTATGAGTGAAGAAAAAGATATTGAAGAAATCCTAATTGAATCACATTCATATGGATTAAGAACTGAAGTAATGGAAACAGCTTCTAAAATTATGGGTAGTAATCCAAAAATGAGGAGAATTGATGCATATCACCAAGCCTTTAAAGAATGGGTAAAGTAGAAGGAAAGCATTATGTAGATGCATCTAAAGTAAGTGTAGCTCCTATTGCTAAATCTATCGCTAAAGATATGATTATCAAAAAGCACTATACTCACGCTTGGACTGCTTGTAGATACGCATTGGGTATCTATCACACAATGGATGAAAAGGATATATTCGGAAATGACCAACAATTAGTTGGTGTAGCTGTATATGGATTTCCAGTTGGTGCAAAAGCATCTACTTCAGTTTGTGAAGGGTTAACCAAAGATAACATATTAGAACTCACTCGTTTATATGTAGATGATGGTTATGGTTCAAACATCGAAAGTTGTGCATTGGGTAAAACCTTTCAATGGTTAAAAGATAATGATACGAATATTAAAGTTCTTTTATCTTATGCTAATAATGGACAAGGGCATGTTGGTGGAATTTATAAAGCTACCAATTGGATTTATCAAGGTTTGAATACTGATATAGCTCTGATGCCAAATTGGGGAATCTCATTATCTAATGACCCATTTGATTGGATTCATTCAAGAACTGTATTTAATAATTGGAAAAGTGGCAATCTTGAGCATCTTAGGAAAGAAATTGGTAAGCAAGGATATAAAGAATTTTGGAGAAGAGAAGAACCACCAAAACATAGATACATTCAGATTCTTGCTCAAAATAAAAAAGAGAAAAAGGATTTAATCAAAAGGTTAAAGCATGAGATTAGACCTTATCCAAAAGATTTAAATGATTATAATACTGAAGTGGTACATCATACAACGTATCCTCCAGAAGAATCAAACGAAATAAACTTTTGGTAAAAAAAGTAAGAAAAAGCTTGTATGTCTCAAATATTTTTCCTATATTTGTTGTATAACAAATGGGGTAAATTCCCATTCATTAAAACCTTAAAACCTAAAAGATATGAATAAATCCGAAAATAAAACTGATGTTGTAATCTACACATCATCTAATAGAAAAAAACGAAGAAAATTGACTAGAACCAATCCAAATACTATTTACATTTCAACATTAACTCCCATTGTTAAAACAGAAATGGAAAGAAGTTTAGAAAAGATTAAGAATGTAATTACTTCATTAAATACCCCTGAAAACTTAAAAAGGATTAAGAATGGTGTAGTTGGTTCTATAACAAAGAAGTTAGAAATTCCAATCGGACATATTCCATACTTTACAAGACAAATGGGTATTGAGTTGGGTAAATCATCTCCCGATTGGTGGGTAATAAATTCTATTTTTAATAGAGAGCCATTTCTTACCGATGAAACTACATTGATAAATAAGACAGCATATTTAATCAGATATATGTTTAGTGTAGATGACTTTAACGGATTTCCATTATCTTTAATTTCTGACCCAAGTGATAGCGGCGAAGCTGGTTTTCAAATGACTAATGTTTTATTAGCTAAAGATAGAGGACATTTTATGACTGTTCTTTATGATTTAGTTCATTCTGATGTTTCAAAAAATAAATCATTTTGGATAAAGGTTAAAAACCGATTGATGAATCAAACTTCGAAAGGTAAGAGTACACCTCAAAATCTAAAAGAATTTCAAGAAACAACATTGGAAGAAATTATATCAAATTCTACTTCAGATGAGTTATCTCTAAAAGATGTAGTACCAAGCGATTACTTTAATAAGATTTATAATGATACTGAAACATTAACTATTAGATTAGAAACAATTGATACTCATAAGAGTGAAATTTCAGGTATTAATGATGAAGAAAATAATTGGAGACCTCACAACTATGGATTATCTGATTTAACAGCTGGGTTTATTAAAGAAAAATATTATTCTTTTAATGTTACTAAGATTGAGAAGGAAGCTTCTAAATCGGATACATTGTTGGGTAATAAATTCTTCTTATCTTCTAGAAGTGGGGCTAATTATTCTGGATTTGAAACTGAACCTGTTTTTATCATACTAACTAATAAAGATAAAGATATTGAAGATAAGAATTTATACAAATATTTAGCTGGAAGTGATAAAGATTCTAGAGGTAATGATTACTCCAAAGCAATTGTTCACAAACTTACAACACAAGATGCTAAAGAAGTAATAACAAAGTTAAATACTTTATCTGATTTAAAGTATTTAGATGGTGATAATTCACTATGGCTTACTTTCAATGATGCAATAGCAACATCGGAACAAGAGTGGAAAGAATATCACAAAGCTACCAGAGGTGTTAAAGATAAGAACAACAGCCACTTTGGTAAGTTAAAATCAGGTTCTATGGATACTGCTCTTTTTTATTACTTTGTTGGTGATTATTTAGTAACTAAATTGGGTAACCGATTGGGTGTTACTACTCCATCTGTTGTTTTGAAAGATTTTATTGAGTGGTGGATTTCCGAAATTAAATCAAACAATAATAAATTTTGGAAATATATAGAAGATGCATCTACTTCTTGGGGTGGTAGATATGAGATTATGTATGATTATGTTAAACAATACATTAAATACAAAGAATCTGTGAGTGGTAAGACAGTTTCTTCCTCATCTTTAAAGAAATCAAAATTAACTGAATTAAGAAGTGTATATTCTGAAAAAGGGTGGTCTTATAAAGGAGAAATGTACGATAGAACTCAGAATGGTTGGCAAATCATTAATTATGATTTGACTAATGGTAAAGGATTTAATTTATGCCATTATACACCTGATACTATGGGTGGTAGATATACTTTTGAAAATACGGATATGGGTCCTGAGCTTGATAATAAACAAGTTGTTAAAGATACTGAAATCCCAACTAATTATTTTGGTACTGATGGTGAATTTTATAAAACATTTAAATTAGAAGTACCACAACCAGATTTTGATTCGGATGAAATTACAGCATATGTAAATACACTAAATCTATCAAAAGCTTATGATATTATTTACAAAAAAAGAAAACAATTAAATGAGAGTATTAGTAATACCTAATTATACAAATTTTGGACAAGTAAAGGATATCAATAGGGATTCATTCCTATTGGTATTTAAGTCCTTTTTAGATAACACAAAAATTGGTAAGGAATGGGAATGGGTTCTACCTTATCCGGGTGGTGGAATGCATAATCATCCGGGAATCATAAATACCTTTGAATATCCCAATGTGACAATGTTACAAATGGGCCCGATAGATTGTTTCCCATCTAAGATGAGAGTTGATTATCCTCATAAATTCTTTGAGAAAACTATTGAAAAGTATGAAGGAAAATTCAATTTAGTATGGTCACACTTGCCAGAATGGACCAATTTATATAAGATATCAAGAATATATAATAAATTACAACCAATAATTGGATATTGCCATTGGAGCGAGATACCTGAAAATGGTGCAAGAACTGAAAACTCATTTTGGACAAATATTAGAGGTATTTTACAAATGGAAGTTTGTGGTGTAAACTCAAATTATCAAAAAGGTGTTATTCTTAAAAACGCAGCTAAGGATTTCCAACCACATATTGTTGAGAAGTTAGATAAGATTATCCAACCTTGGTATTTGGGATGTGATTCAGCTACTCCATCAAATGGGTATGATGATAAAACAATTGTATTTAATCATAGAGAAGGTGTTTATACTGGTTCTAAATGGTTCTTTGAAACAATGGATGAGTTATGGAAAGAAAGACAAGATTTCAAAGTTTATACTACCCTAAAAGAAATGGGTAAACCTTACACAAAATATATTGGAGCAGCTGATAGAAAAGTGTATTTAAATCAATTATCAAAATCACACTTTGGTGTAGGTACTTTTCAAGGTTATTCAGCTTGGAGTATGAGTACAACTGATGGATTTTCAGTTGGTGTACCATACTTACTTCCAAATGACTTTTGTTATTCAGAAATGGTTGGTGATGATTATCCATTACTTTATAATAGTAAAAGTGAATTTAAAGAAATGGTTATTAAGTTATTAGATGGTGATATTAAAAGACCTGATGTAACTCACCTTGCTCAAGCTTTACTATGGGAATCTCAGATTGAAAAATATTGGAAAATAGAAGAAAACTTTATTAATATGGCAAGAAAAGAATTTAATGTATAAAAACGCATACTACCAACGAGAAAAGAACCTCGTTCACATTTGGGATGATAAGCAAGGTTATAGAACATTTCCTTATACTCGATACGCTTATGAAAAAGCTGCTAATGGAAATTTTACTACTTTATATGGTGATAAGGTAAGTAAGATTTACAAATTCAAAAAGGATGATCCTGATTTATTCGAAAGTGATGTACCTGAAACTACGAGAGTATTGGTAGATACTTATACTGATTCAGATTTACCATCAGAAGGACATGTTATCCTTACATATGATATTGAGTGTGAAATGGAGAGTGGTTTACCTAATCCAGAAGAAGCTACTAATGAGTTAACTTCAATTGCACTTCATGATTCAGCTACCAATCAATATTGGGTGTTGGTTATGGATAAAGATGGTATTTTAGAAGAAAAGAAAACCGAATCAGCTATTGTACTTCCTTTCAGAACTGAAGAGGATATGTTAATGAAGTATTTGGAGTTATATGAGATGATAAATCCATCTATTGTAACTGGTTGGAATATCGATTACTTTGATACACCAATGTTGTATAATCGTATCAAACGATTATTAGGTAAAAGACACGCTAATAGATTATCACCAATCGGTGAGTGTTTTTGGTCACCTTATCGTAAGAGATACTTTATGGCTGGTGTATCTTATTTAGATTATCTTTCACTTTACAAAAACTTTACATATTCAGAATTAGATTCATATAGATTAGATTCTATTGCACAAAAAGAATTAGGTAGAGGTAAGATTGAATATGATGGAAACTTAGATATTCTTTTTAAAGAAGATATTGAAAAGTTTATTGAATATAACTTAGTGGATGTTGAGTTAGTAGTTGAGTTTGATAGAAAATTACAATTCATTGATACTGCAAGAGGTATTTGCCACGCTGGACATGTTCCTTATGAAGATTTCGTTTATTCATCAAAATACTTAGAAGGAGCACTTCTAACTTATTTGAAAAGAAAAAGTATTATAGCACCTAACAAACCTGCTGATAGAAGAGAACGAATGGAAGCTCTTAAAGAAAATAAGCAAGAGAAGTTCATAGGAGCTTATGTAAAAGCACCAATCGTTGGTAAGTATGATTGGATATATGATTTGGATTTAACATCTCTATATCCTTCTATCATTATGAGTATCAATATTTCGCCTGAAACAAAGATGGGTAAGATTGCTGATTGGAGCGCTGAGGATTTCGTAAAGGGTAAGAGAGATAGTTGGGAAATTAATGGAGATACAATAACACAGGATAACTTAAAACTATTCTTTGAAAGAAGTAAGTTCTCAGTAGCATCAAATGGTGTTTTATATAGAACTGATAAAGTTGGTTGTATTCCTGATATATTAGACCATTGGTTCTCACAAAGGGTAGAGTTTAGAAAGTTGGAAAAGAAATATGGTGATAATGGTGAGAAGGAAAAGTACGCATTCTATAAGAAGAGACAGTTAGTACAAAAGATTCTTCTAAACTCATTATATGGAGTATTAGGATTACCAGCATTCCGATTCTATGATGTGGATAACGCTACAGCAGTAACAACAACAGGTCAAACTGTGATTAAATCAACTGCTGATATGACTAACATCAAATATAATAAAGAGTTGGAAACACCTGATGCTGATTCTAACATTTATATCGATACGGATTCAGTATTCTTTTCAGCAGCTCCCTTAATGGATAAGCGAATTCCTAATTGGAGAGATAATAATCAAGAAACAATAGCTGGGTTTGTGAATGATATAGCTGGTGAAGTGCAAGATTATCTAAATGATTTTTATGATATATTAGCTAAGAAAGTATTCAATATTGATAAACACCGATTTGAGATTAAGAAAGAATACGTTTCAAAAGCTGGTATTTGGATTGCAAAGAAAAGATACGCACAATGGATTATATCAGATAATGGTGTACCTTGTGATAAGTTAGATGTAAAAGGATTGGATGTAGTTAGGTCATCATATCCAGCAGCATTTAGGAAATTTATGAGTGAAATACTTATTGAAATTCTTAGAGGTGATACTGAAGAACAATTAACAAATAGAGTTTACGATTTCAAAAATGATTTGGTAAATATGGATGTTGTTAAGATAGCTAAAGCAGGTGGAGTAAAAAACTTAAACAAATACATGCCTAAGAAGAAAGAACAAACGGCAATGTTTCAATTTATTAGTGGTACTCCAGCGCATGTAAAAGCATCAATTGCATATAATCAATTGTTAAAACACTTCAAAGTGGAAAATCAATACGAACCTTTGAAGGGTGGAGATAAAATAAAGTGGGTATATCTAAAACAAAATCAATATGGTTTAGATGCAGTAGCTATGAATGGTTACAATGACCCACCACAAATTATGGAGTTAATTAAAACATATATTAACTATGATAAAATCTTCGAAAGAGAACTTCTAAAAAAATTAGAAGATTTCTACGGAGCATTAGGGTGGGGAGAAGTTCTCTCTTCCAAAAAGACCGCTGAAAAGTTTTTCTCTTTTTAGTTGGATAATTAAAAATAAATTCGTATATTAGTAAACATTAAAATAAATCTTAAAAGTAAATTATGGAAAAAGCAAAATTTGATGGTTTCATCAATCGATACAATCTCGGTGGAGAGGTTGAATCAGTAATGGTAAATTCTGAAGGTTCTAATCTTTCGGTTAGAATGATATCAGATGATAAAACTCTTTTAGGAGATGTAACAGTAACAGGTTCAGATTTCCCTGAAGGGGAGTTTGGTATCTATACTACATCTCAGTTGAAGGGGTTATTAAGTGTATTAGATAATACAATAAAAGTAGAAGAAGTAACTGGTGCATTAAAGTTCTCAGATAAAGGAACTAAGATGCAATATATGTTAGCAGCACCTTCAGTTATCCCAGCGGTACCTGATTTAAAGGCACTTCCTCCGTTCAATGTAGATATTACATTAGATAATGAGTTTGTAAACAAATTCATCAAATCTAAGGGAGCATTAGCAGATGCTGATACATTTACATTCACTTGTAAAGATGGAAAGGGAGAAATCATCTTAGGATATTCTTCAATTAACTCAAATAGAATTTCTATCTCAGTTGATTGTAAGTGTGAAGGAGATGTTGACCCGATTGCATTCTCAGCAAAATATCTAAAAGCTATCTTATTAGCAAACAAAGGTTCATCAACTTCATCTCTACAAATTTCTTCGCAGGGATTATCTAAGGTTGCATTTACCGAAGGAGAGTATGTATCAAATTATTATTTGGTAGAGATTAAGTAATAACCATTAAAAAGTAACTATATGAGTTTTTGGGATTCAGAACCAGCAAAGCCAGAATTTATATTCGAAGATGAGAAAAGAAAACTTATTGAGAATATGAACTACCTTATGACAATGAGTGTAGAAGAACAAACATTGTATAAGAAATGGGTTGAACTGCAGGAATCTAATATGGTTAGAGATAAATCCCAAATTGCTACTCTTTATGATATGCAATGGAAACCAACTGATATCAATAATAAGGAACTAACAATTAAAGAAATTGAAGAGTTAGAACCTTATGTTGAAATCGTAGAGGATAAAGATGAGGCTACAAAGTGGACTCTTCTAAGAAAGATGATTCATACTATGAGTTGGACAGCTAATCCTGGTCGAAATGTTAAGTTGTTTCTTAAAGATAAAAAGAGTGGTAAACTTTTAGGTTTAGTATCATTAGCATCTGATGTAACTTCAATGGGTGTACGAGATAAGTACATTGGTTGGAAGAAAGAAGATAAATTCGTAAAGGGTAAGTTGAATTTCACTACTATCGCATCCACTATTGTTTGTACCCAACCTTTAGGTTACAATTTCTTAGGTGGTAAGTTGACAGCAATGATGACTACCCTTCCAGAAGTACGAGAGTACTGGAAAAAGAAGTATGGGCAAACATTGATAGCTGTTGGAACTACTTCCCTTTACGGAATACATTCCCAATATAACGGAATCCCTCACTTTAAAACGTTGGGGGAATCCGCTGGGAAAATATCTTTAAAACCTGATGATGAATTCTATGACCCTTGGCATCAATGGATTAAGGAGAATAGAGCTGATTGGTATGAAAAGGCTATTACTAATGAAAGAATCAGAAATGGTGCTAATATGGGAACTGGTAAGGGTGCTAGTGGACCTGTAAGTGGTATCAAACAAAAGATTTTATCTCAAATCTTCAAAGAATGTGGAATCAAACAATCAGAGTATCATCATGGTTTTAAAAGAGGTGTATATCTCGCTATGATGTATGAGAATGGACCTGAGTTCTTACGTTCAGAGATTGAAGAAGATGAGTTGGTAATGAAAAAGAAGTTTGTTGATGGTGTTGATTATATCAACAATTGGTGGAAAAGACAAGCAATCAAACGATATTCAAAGTTACATGATAATGGTAAGTTAAAGCCTGAAGATTTATTCTATATCGATGGTATAGGTAAAGATTGGGAAACTTTTAAAGCAGATAGATTAAAAGAAGTAGGTAGATAAAAAAATATAATATGGGATTTTTCGAAGAAACAAATAATGAACAAGTTGATAATAGTTTATGGGTAGAATCATACCGTCCAGTAACATTAGAAAACTATGTAGGTAATGAACACCTTAAAGAAAAGGTAAGTGGTTATTTAGAAACTGGTGATGTACCTCACCTTCTACTTTATGGTAGAGCAGGTACTGGTAAAACAACTCTTGCTAAACTAATTGTAAAATCAATGGATTGTGATTATATGGTAATCAACGCATCTGATGAAAACAATGTAGAAACTGTAAGAAATAAAGTAAAAGGATTCGCATCATCAATGGGATTCAAAAAGTATAAAATCATTATCTTAGATGAGTTTGATTATATGTCTCAGAATGCACAAGCTATTTTGAGAAACTTAATGGAAACATTTTCACAACATTGTAGATTTATCTTAACTTGTAATTATGTTGAAAAAGTAATTGACCCTATTCAGAGTAGATGTCAAACTTTTCAAATCATACCTCCAACTAAGAAAGATGTAGCAGTTCAAATCTCAAAGATTTTAAGTAGTGAGGAAGTTACATTCCAACCAAAAGATTTAGTTCCAATTATTGATGCTGGATATCCTGATATTAGAAAGATTATCAATACTTGTCAATTAAACTCAATCAAAGGTGAGTTGAAAGTAGATACTCAAAATCTTTTGGAGAATGATTATAAAATGAAAGTTTTAGATATCTTAAAATCTTCAGATGATAAAAGAAATAAATATGTGAATATGAGACAAGCTATTATTGATAGTAGAGTAACTGATTTCTCAGAGTTATTTACATTATTATATGAAAAAGTAGATGAGTATGCACCATCAAATACGGCAAATGTAGTTATAGCATTAGCAGAAGGACAAAATAAACACTTTAACGCTATTGATAAAGAAATACCAATGGCAGCAACATTAATCGAAATATTAAATTTAATTTAAGATGGCAAAAATAGTAGGAATTGGTGGTAACAAACCACAAAAAGCATCAGACCAATCAAACCCAACTGGAAAAGCTAAAATTGATTTAGGTAAATCAAATCCTGTAATTTGTTCACATTGTGGATATGATGTATTCATAGATGGTTCTAAATTTAGAAAGATATCTAAGTTAGTAGCTGGAACTGCTCAAGATGTAGTAGTACCAATTGAAGTTTTACTTTGTGGAAATTGTGGTGAGATATGTGAAGAATTACTATCACCACAACTAGCAGTATTAGAAGAATTGGATAAAAAGAAAAAAGAAGAAAGTGGCAGCTAGTTTATTCGACCATATCAAACAAATAACTAATGTTCAAAATCCCAAATATTGGGATACATTGGAAGAAGCTGATAAAAAGACATGGAGTAACTATATGGTACTTCGTTTTCTATCTATGAAATATGAGTGGATTGAAACAATATCAGCTGTTCAACCATATCTACAAGAAGTTCCACCTAAAGCAATGTATCTTGCTATGATTGATTTACTTCCAAAAGGTAGACACTTTATGAAGTATATGAAACCCAAAGGAGCTGACAAGTATGAAAAGTGGTTAGTTGAATTAGTAGCAAAACATTATGAAACCTCAAAGTTAGAAGCCGAAGATTACCTAAAGATTCTATATGCTAGTAGAACTGGTAAGGAAAGAATCAAACAATTATCAGAGGATTATGGAACTGACCCTAAGATAATAAAAAAGTTAAAATTGAAAATATAATTGAGAAAAGTTTGGTAATCCCAAACTTTTTTCGTATATTTGTATAACAAATAAAAGTTTATGGCAAAAGTAAGTTTTTCACAATACCAATTATATTCATCGTGTCCTCGTTCATACAAACTGAGATACATTGATAGATTGGGACAATCATCAGCTAATATTTATACTATTTTCGGAACTGCTATTCACGAAACAATACAACATTTCCTTTCGGTAATGTACGGAGTTTCTAAGAAACAAGCAATGGAAATAGATACCGATAAGTTGTTGTTAGAGTGGATGAGAAAAGAATACATCAAAGAGAACGATAAACTAACTGAGGGTAGTGTATGTACTCAGCTAGAATTAGAAGAGTTCTACGGAGATGGTAGATGTATATTAGAGTGGTTTAAAAAGAAATTAGATAAGTTCTATACAAAGAGTGGATTCGAATTAGTGGGAATTGAAATTCCATTAAATGCAAAAGTAAAAGAAGGTGTAAACTTTATAGGTTTTGTTGATGTGGTAATGAGAGATTTATCAGATAATTCAATTATCATTATTGATTTAAAAACATCAACTAGAGGTTGGAATAAATATCAGAAATCAGATAAGTATAAGAACGCACAAATCGTTATATACAAAAAGTATTATTCTGAATTATTCCAAATTCCATTGGAGAAGATTAAAGTTGAATATCAGATTATGAGAAGAAAACTTTATGAAGATGCCCCATTCCCAATTCCATATATGTCTAGGCATGTTCCAGCTAATGGTAAACCAACTGTTAATAAGGTTTATACTGAGTTTATGAACTTTGTAAATGAGGTATTTGATGATGAAGGTAATTATAGAGATTTACCATATCCTAAAGTTCCAGGTGATAGGCAAAAGAATTGTAGATTCTGTGAGTTTAAGACTAGAGGAATTTGTGATGGTAAAGCTTAACGGAAAATAAATATCTATATACTTATATATATAAATACTAACAATATATACTATGAGTGTAGAAACTAAACTAACAACTGTGAAGATTATAAAAGGTGTTTATTCAAATTTTAAAAGAGTATCATTCGAATCGGATGTAACACTTCAAAAATTGGTAAACAGAACAGTTGAACGATATGTAAGCGATGATGGATTTAGAAAAGAAATGAATGAATATTCAAACCTTCAAATTTCAGGTTCGCAATTTTAAAGAAAAAAGTTATTTTAATAAGTTATGAGTAAAAAAAAGATTCTTCTCCTTTCAGATGATATGAGGATGAGTAGTGGTATCGCCACTATGAGTAAAGCATTGGTAATGGGTACTCTTAAAGAGTATGATTGGTTCCAAGTAGGTGCAGCAATTAAACACCCCGATAAAGGTAAAGTTTTAGATTTATCTGTTGATATGCAGAAAAGAACTGGTGTAGAAGATGCATCGGTTAAAATCTTACCTTGGAATGGTTACGGAAACGCTGATTTGTTAAGACAAATTATGAATTCCGAAAAACCTGATGCTATCCTTCATTTTACTGACCCACGTTATTGGACTTGGTTATATGATATGGAACACGAAATCAGAGAAACCTGTCCAATTCTTTATTATACAATATGGGATGATTTACCAGACCCATTATATAATAGAAATTATTACGAAAGTTGTGATTGGTTAGGTGCTATTTCAAGACAAACATATGGAATAGTAAGTAGGTTAACTTCTTTAACTGATAAACCAACATGGAAACCACATTCAGATTGGCAAGTTTCATATGTACCACATGGTATAAATGAAAACGAATTCAAACCAACTGATGTACCTTCGGATTTTAGAAATAAAATATTAGCAGGTAATGAGTATGATTTTATATTCTTTTGGTCAAATAGAAATATCAGAAGAAAACAACCATCTGATGTTATTATGGCATTTAAGGAGTTTTGTGATAAAATCGGTAAAGATAAAGCATCAAAAGCTGTATTACTAATGCACACAACACCATCAGACCAAAATGGTACTGATTTACCAAAAGTTGCTGAAACTCTTGCACCTGATTGTAATGTAGTATTCTCAACTGCTAAATTATCAACTGACCAATTGAATTACCTTTACAATATGGCTGATTGTACAGTCAATATTGCTGGTAATGAAGGATTTGGGTTAACAACTGCAGAATCGGTTATGAGTGGTACACCAATCATTGTAAATGTTACTGGTGGATTACAAGACCAATGTGGATTCAAAAAGAAATCAGATGGTAAATACTTTACAGCTGATGATTACATTAAGATTGGTTCACTTCACAAATGGAGAGATTGGGAAGATAAAGTAACTTGGGGAGAATGGGCTACACCAATTTGGAGTAGAGCACAATCTCTGACAGGTTCAGTTCCAACTCCTTATATTTGGGATGATAAAATCGATGTAACTGAGTTATCAGAAAAAATGGAGAAAGTTTACAATACTCCAACTAAAGAATTAACAAAAAATGGGTTAGAAGGAAGAAGAGCATTTATTGAAGATATGGGATTATCTCAAAGTAATATGTGCCAACAACTAATTAATGGAGTTGAGAGTACTTTCAAAAACTTCAAACCAAGAAAACGATACGAATTATTTAAAATTGTATAAAAAGTTATGAATAAACCTTTATTAGTATATCAGGCTCCGGTATTCACAAGAAGTGGTTATGGAGACCATGCAAGAGATATTTTAAGAAGCTTGTTTGAGTTAGATAGGTATGATATTAAGATTGTACCAACTAGATGGGGAAATACTCCTCAGAATCAAGCAGACCCAAATACTGAATTCGGTAAAAAGATGTTATCGAATATAGCAACTCAAGTAAATAGAAAACCAGATATCTTTATGCAGATGTCTGTTGCTAATGAATTTGAACCAAAGGGTAATTACAATATTGGTATTACTGCTGGTGTTGAAACCACAGTAGTTCCTAGAGAATTCTTAGAAGGTGGTAATAAAATGGATTTAATCATTGTACCATCTCAGTTTACTAAATCATTATTTGATAAAACTCAATTTCAAGAGCAAGATAAACAAACTAAACAAATTATTAAAACTTTCAAAAATGAAAAACCTTGTGAGGTTCTATTTGAAGGTGTTAATAAAGAATTATATGAAAATCCAACTATAACTGATATAGATGTATTAGATGGAATTGAAACCGACTTCAACTTCTTATTCGTTGGACATTGGTTAAAAGGACACTTAGGACAAGATAGAAAAGATGTGGGTATGGTTATTAAAACATTCTCTACTGTTTTCAAATATCTACCTAAAGATAAAAGACCAGGTCTTATCTTAAAAACATCGCATGCTGGATTTTCGGTAATTGATAGAGAAACAACTAGAGAAAAAATAGAAAACGCTATCAAAGGGTTGAGTGATGTACCACCGATTTACTTATTACATGGTGATTTGAAAGAATCAGAAATGGTTGAACTTTACAATCATTCAAAAGTAAAAGCAATGATTTCATTTACAAAGGGTGAAGGATATGGTAGACCACTTGCTGAATTTGCAACAACTGGAAAACCAATCATCGTTTCTAAATGGAGTGGACATGTAGATTTTTTACCTGAAGAAAATACTATTTTCTTAGATGGTCAACTAACTGATGTACATAATTCGGCAGCTGATAAATTTTTACTAAAAGAATCAAAATGGTTTACAGTAAACTATTCAGATGCGGCTAATAAGATTTACAAAGTATTTAATGAATATAATACTTACTTATCTAAATCAGCTGGATTGAGAACAAACATTCTCAATAATTTTACAATGAAAAAAATGACTGAAGAGTTGGGTAAAATTATGGATAAGTATGTTGGTACTATTGCAATTCAAAAACCATTTCAATTACCTAAATTGAATAAACAAAAACCAATATCAGAACAACCAAAATTAAAGTTACCAAAATTAAATAAGTTATAATGAATCATTCATCAAAATATAGATTAATACAAGAAGGAACTGGTAAGAGAGTTTCTAAAGGAAACCTACAGCCATATGGTGTGTATAAAATAAGTACATACAAATATGCTGATGGTAATAAGGAAAGATTAGCAGGTTCTGAGGAAACAATTATATTTGTTACTGGAATATACCAAAAAAAGGTATCTGCACTTAAATTATCAAACATACCACCAGCTAACTTTTTTAAATGGTTTAAAAAGTTAACAAAATCCGATACTTTGGTTAAAACTGCATTAACTTTACCACAAATTGGTTTATATGACTTAGGTGAAACATTTGATACAGGTGGTGATAGGGTATATAATGGTTATATCAAAAACAATAGAGATTTTGTAGCAAAAGGTGCTGCATATAGAACTTACAATATGGATGGGATTCAATATTCTACCGAAATATTTTTTAAACAAGATACTTTAAAACAATACTATGGTTAATGTTACATATGGAATAACAGTTTGTAATGAAATAAAAGAAATTACAACATTAGTAAACTTTCTTCATCCCAGAATACAATCTGATGATGAAATTCT